CGGTCCGCCGCCGACACGCGGCCGGGTCCGACGCGCCCGGTCATCGACATCAGCCGGCCCGCGCTCGAGGAAGCCGCGTTCTACACGCAGCATCCGCAGGCGTCGACCGCCGACTACGTCCGGTACCTGACCCGCTTCGATCGCGAGGTGGAACGGGCGACCGAGCAGATGCACGCCGCCCAGACGGCGGAGCAGCAGGCCGCGCACCAGCGCGCGACCAAGTTTCATCAGCAGGTGCGGGCCGTCGGCGATCCGGCCGTGTTTCTCGAGCGGATCGATCCGGCACTCGTGGCGCTCGAGACCCGCGCCTATGCGCAGGCGCAGGGCAAGCCGATCACGGCGGCGAACGATCTCGCCGACGAGATCCTCGACAGCGACGTCGCCCCGCAGATGCTCGAACACCTGACCGCGCATCCCGAGGTGCAGGCGACATTGCTCGCCGCGCCCAATCGGCGCGCGCTGGTCCGGGCGTTCTCGCAGCTCGAAGCGCAATTCACGCCGTCGGCGGCTGGGGCCGCGACGGGTCCGAAAACAGTCACCGCCGCACCGGCGCCGGCCGTCACCCTCGGATCGCGGGCCGCCTCGATGGGCGATCCGGTCGATAGTGCGGTGGCGCGCGGCGATGTCGCGGCCTTTCGTGCGGCGCGGCTCGCGCAGCGCACGGCGACGCAGAGGTAACGACCGATGCCGAACACCTTCGAATACGCGGACTGGCTCGCGATGGAGTGCTTGGACCTCCTCGAGAACAAGCGCGCCGTCTCCCAGTTCTTCAACACCGACTACAGCAAAGAGTTCAAGCTCAGTTACCCGGTCGGCGACACGATCCGGGTGCCCTACCCGCAACGCTTCACCGTCGCGCGGGGCCTGCCCTATCAACCGCAGGCGATCAACCGCCAGCACGCGACGATCTCGTTTCTCGACCCGTTCCAGATTAGTTTCGACTGGGACAGCGCCGAGCAGGCGCTCAAGGCGCCGCGCGGGCGCGAGAAAGTGAGCCGGGAGATCCTCGAGCCGGCGATGGCCTACGCGCAGCAATCGATCGACGATGCGTGCGCGCTCTTCGCGTACCAGAACGCGGCCTCCCTCGGCGGCGTGCTCGGGACCGATCCGGTCGACTTCGACAGCGTCTCCGCGCTCGCGAAGGAAAAGATGGACGAGCTCGGGGCGCCGACGGCCGACCGCGCGATGATCGTCTCGCCCAAGATCAATCGCGCGCTGAAGAAGTCGTCGATCAGCTACTTCAACCCGGTCACGGATCTCAGCAAGCAATGGCGCACGGGCATGGTCGGCTCGGGCGACGGCTTCGAGTGGTACACGTCGATGTCCCTCTACCGCCACACCTCCGGCGTCTGGGCCGGGGCGGTGACGGTCACGACGGCGCCGACCGATGGCGCGACCTCGGTCGTCGTCACCTGCACCAACGGCGACACGGTCAAGGTCGGGGACAAGTTCTCCTTCGTGGGGACGAATCCGGTCAACCCGATGACGCGGCGCAGCTACGATGTGCTGGCGAAAACCTTCACGGTCACCCAGGCGGGGACGGGCGCGGGGGCGTCGATGACGATCCAGTTCGCGCCGGCGATCTTCGGGCCGGGGTCGCAGTATCAGAACGTGGACGTCCTCCCAATCGCCACGGCGCCGCTGACACTCTGGCCGCTGACGGCGGCGCCGACGGTGGCGCACACGGGCACGCTCCAACTCGCGCTCCAGCGCAACGCGTTCGCCCTGGTCAGCGTGGCGCTCGAAGAGCCCAAAAGCGGCAGCGTCGAGCTCGTCAGCCAGAAGCGCGACCCGGATAGCGGCACGACGATCCGGTTCATCCGCGAATGGGACGGGCAGATGTCCCGGTTCATCAACCGCTTCGACTGGATGATCGGCCTCGGGTCGTTCTACAACGACGCGTGTGCCGTGGTGATTGCGTCCGCCTAAGGGGGGGTTATGCCGATTAGTCCGAGTCTCACGCCCGCCCGCGGGCTCCCGTTTTTCTCCTCGCAAGTCTTTCCCAAGGTCACCTCGATCGCGACGAAGGTCGCGTCGACCGGGACCGGCGTCGTGCAGCTCCAGCCCGCCGATGTGCTCAATGGGCTGCTGCTGGTCGACTGTCAGAACGCGCAAACGATGACTCTCCCCACGGCCGCGGCGCTCAACGCCGGCCTGCCGGGGGTGGGCATCGGCACCTCGTTTGATCTCGAGGTCATCAACGGCGGGGCCGCCACGCTCACGATCGCCCTCGGGGCGGGGATCACCAAGCCCACGATCGCGGCCGTGTCGGCCGTGCTCACGGTCGCCACCATCACCTCGAAGCGGTACAAGTTCGTGTGTACCGGGATCGGGACCGGGGCCGACGCCTGGGTGATCTTCTGCACCGATAGCGGCACGGGCGTCGTCGCCTGATCCGTCGATGCCCCGGACGGCGGGCCCGGCACGGGCGGGACGTGCCGGGCCGTTACGCTCCCGTATGGAGGACCGGCCCATGACTGACTGGAAGACGGACAAAGGGAAGGGCGCGCCCGCAGCGGATCTGCAGGGGCTCACGTATCCGCGCTATCTGTACAAGGCCGACGGCGTCTACCCCGACGGCCAGTGGCGCCGGGTCGAGACGGAGGCCGAGGCACGGGGCGCGCTCCACGACGGCTTTGTGGTCGACGCGCACGCTGCCGCGCCGGACGCGGCGCCGGACGCGAAGGCGGCCCCGGCGGCGGCGAAGTAGGGGCCATGGCGACGACGGCGCGGGACGTCTGCGAGGATGCGCTCTTCGAGCTCAACATCCTCGCGGCCGGCGAGGTCATGGGCGCCGATGACGGCGTGTTCGTGCTGCGGCAGCTGAACACCCTGCTCGACGAGCTGAACGCGGAGCGGCTCGCGGTCTGGGCGACGGTCTATCGGATCTGGCCGCTCACGCCGGGGCTGTCGCCGCACACCATCGGCCCGACGGGCGTCTGGGTGGTCCCGCAGCGCCCACAAACGATCGACAGTGCGGCGGCGCAGATCGGGGCGACCTGGGCACCGATCGCGCTCCGCGACCGGGCGTGGGCGGAGGCGCTGACGACGCCGGGGATCACGTCGGCGATCCCGACCGATCTGTTTTACAACCCGCTATGGCCCAACGGGGCGGTGCAGTGCTATCCGGTGCCGTCGGCGGCGGGCGCGGTCGAGCTCGGGACGCGGCAGGTGCTCGCGCAGATGCTCTTGACCGACGCGTTCGACCTGCCGCCCGGCTACCGATCGATGCTGCAGAAGACGCTCGCCGAGCGGATCGCGACGCCCTACGAAAAAGCCGTCCCGCCGCAGCTCGCGCGGGACGCGCAGGCGGCGCGGGCGCGCGTCTACGGCGCGAACACCGAGATCCCGCGGCTCGCGACGGCCGGCGTGACGATGCCGAGCGCCGGGGGCGGCTGGTGGGACTGGCGGACCGGGGGGCAGCCGTGACGTACGCCGGCTTCATCGGGGGCAGCAATCCCTCGCAGAGCGTGATCGCAGACGACGAACAGACCGTGAATCTGTACGTCGAGAAACTCGACGCCGCGCACGCCGCGAGCCCGGCCGCGCTCTATCCGACGCCGGGCTTTACGCCGCTGATCACTGTCGCCGATCAGGGCGCGCGGGCGCTGTTCGACCTGGCGGGGCGCACCTTTGCGGTCATGTTCGGGACGTACTACGAGCTCTTCCCGGCCACGCAGACGGCGACGGTCCGGGGGGCCGTGGCGGTCGATGGGCGGCGGGCGCAGATCGTCAGTAACGGCGCCGGCGGCCAGCAACTCGTCGCCAGTGGCGGGAACGCCTATCTGCACACGCTCGCCGGGAATGCCTTCACGCAGGTCGTGACGGGCACCGCGACCCAGATCGGGATGCTCGATAGCTTTTTCCTGGCCTTCGATGCGACGAGCGGGAAAGTCTTCCTCAGCAATTCGAATGACGGCGCGACCTGGAATCCGACGCAGTTCTTCCTCCGATCGGCGCAGCCGGACCCGTGGCGCGCGATGATGGTCGTCGCGCCGGACATCTGGTTGTTCGGGGAGCAGACGTCGGACATCTGGTTCGACAGCGGCGCCACGCCGGTGCCGTTCACGCCGCGGACCGGGCTGGCGATTCCCTACGGTATTGCGGCCGTGGATTCGGTCGCGACGACGGGCGGGGCGCTGATCTGGTTGGCAAAGAACCGGGACGGGGCCGGGATCGTGGTGCTGGCGACGGGCTATCAGCCGGCGCCGATCTCGACGCCGGAGCTCGACACGACGATCGCGAGCTATGCGCGGACCGCGAGCATCACCGACGCCGAGGGCCTCGTCTATCAGGAGGCCGGGCACGTGTTCTACGTGCTCCGCTTTCCCGCGGCGGGCGCGACCTGGGTCTACGACCTGACGACGCAGCTCTGGGCCGAGCGCGGGGCGTGGAACCCGGCCACGGGGGCCTACGGCGTCTGGGCGCCGCGGGTCCGGTGCTACACCGGCGGCGGGCTCCAACTCACGGGCGATGCGACGACGGGCATCATCGCCACCATGGACCGCACGATCGCGACCGAAGTCGATGGCAGCGCGATTCGTCGGCTGCGGCGCGGCCCGGTGGTCGTCCAGGACAACAAGCGCCTCCCCCTCGGGCGGTTCGAGCTGTTGCTCGAGGTGGGCCTGGGCGTGCCGGCGGGCGTCGGGAGCGATCCGCAGGTCATGCTGCGGGCGTCGGGAGACGGCGGGCAAACATACGGCACCGAGCGGCGGGCGAGTGCGGGCCCGCAGGGGCAGTACAAGCGCCGGGTCTTCTGGACGCGGCTCGGGGCGCCGCGGCTCTGGGTGCCCGAGGTCACGATGACGGACCCGATCCCCTGGCGGATCGTGGACGCGTATCTGAATAACGCGGCGGCCTGAATGCCCACGCAGATCGAGCCCCTGCCGAACGATGCGCCGATGGTCGACGCGCAGACGCGGCGGATCACGCCGGTGTGGTATCGCTACCTCTCGGTCGCGATCGTCGGGCGGCTCCAGGCAAGCGCCTTCGTGACGAAGGCGGTGACGCGGACGGGGCAGGCCGCGGCGATCGGCGCGACCCCGATCGCGCAGGGCAGCGCGGGGCTCTACCGGGTCAGTTGGAACCTCCGGGTCACGCAGCCGGCGACGACCTCGAGCAGTCTCACGGTGACGATTGCCAATACGGACGGGGGGATCAACGTGGTGCAGAGCGGGCCGGCGCTGACGGGGAACAGCCTCATCACGCTACAGAGCGGCCTGGTGCTGGTGCGGGCGGACGCGGCGACGGCGATCACCTACGCCGTGGCCTATACGTCGGTTGGCGCGACGCCGCTGCAGTATGCGATCTCGGTTGTGGCGGAGCAGGCGAATTGAGGAGGCCGCATGGCGGATAACCTGACCCCGCTCACCGCCGAGAGTCTCGCCAGTCTCGGGCGCCCGCTGACCCTCGCCGACTTCAATCAGGACGGGCAGGGCTATTGGCGCATCATTCGCGGGCAGAAAACGTACTACCCGCGCGCGTGGTTCGACGCCAACGGGGTCTTCACCGGCACGGGCACGCAGGCGGGGGACCAGGCCGGCCAGGATCAGGGGTTCTTCAAACAGGGGATGCGCTGGAACTGGCAAACCGGCGAGTGGGAGAACCCGACGAACTGGGCCAACGTGATCGGCCTTGCCGCGGCGGGCGGGGTGGGGGCCGGCATCGCCGCGCCGGCGATCGCGGGCGCCCTGGGGGGCGGCGCGGGCGCCGGGGGCGCCACGGCGGGGACGCTCCCGGCCGTCGCCGGGGGTGGGGCGGCGACCACGGCGGCCACGGTCCCGGCCTCGCTGGCGGCGACGGCCGGAGGTGCTGGGCTGAGCGCGGCCACTAAGCTCGGGATCGGCGCGCTCATCACGAACACGGCGACGTCCCTGTACGGGCAGCAGCAGCAGATCAACGCGAACGCGACGGCGGCGCAACTGCAAGCGCAGGCCGCGGCGGACGCGCTCGCGTATACGAAGCTCCAAGGCCAGCAGGCGCAACAGAACTTCGAGACGACGCAGCACGCGAACTACGACCAATGGGCCGCGGCGCAGCAGTACCAGAACGCGAGCACCGCGGCGCGAACCCAGGCGATCAACGCGCTCGGGGCCAAGTATGGCGTCGCGGCGCGGGACATCCCGAGCTACGCCATCCCGGCCTACGTGCCCTCGACCAATGTGCTTGGCCCCGTGCCGGGCACGGTCGGCGCGACGGCGCTCGGGCCGGGCGCGGCCCCGGCCGGTCCAGCGGGCGCGACGGGCACGGCCGGGACCCCGGCGCCGAGCGCGACGAGCACCCCCGCGGCCGCGGGCGGGACGGGGCCGGCGAACGGCGATTATCAGACCTGGTTCAACAGCCTCGTCGCGGGCAAGCCGTTCAACCAGCAGACGCTCCTGGCCCTCGAGCCGACGCTGAACGCGGCCGGCGTGCAACTGACGCCGCCGAATGCGGTCGGGGACCGGACGAAGATCAACGTGCCGGGCGTCGGCTGGGTGCGGGTGGGGTTCGGCGAAGGGCACCCGGTCTGGATTCCGCAGGGGACGGGCGGGGCGACGACGGCGCCGGGCGCGCCCGCGGCGGTGGCCTCCTCGGCGCTGCCGTATACGACGCCCTATGCGACGCCGATGGCGGCGCCGGGCGTGAGTCCGGCCCTCACGGTGCAGCCGTATCAGCGGCGGACGATCGGCGACTATCTCGCCGGGTAGGAGGATCCCGATGGCGTCGCTGAACCTGACCCCCGGCCCGATTAACCCCGACCAGCCCTACGAGGGGGGGCCGACGACGCCGGGGACGCCGCTAAAAACCCAGGACTTTCCCTGGACCGACGACGAGATCAACGACGTCCGGCAGTTCTCGCAGCAGTGGCGCGCCGAGCACGGCGTCACGCAGGGGCAGCCGGGCGACCTCGAGATCGCGTACGAGAACCTCCGGCAACAGGGCTTCAGCCACGATGACGCGCGCCAGGGCGCGATCAATGTGCTCGGGTGGCAAGGCGACACCGCCGCCGCCCCCAGTACGCCCGCCGCCGAGACGCCCGCGCCGAGTGCGCCGAGTGGGGGCGGGGGGTACAGCCCGGCGACCATCGGCGACGCCGCGGCGGGGACCGGGAACATGCAAGTGGGCGGGCCGTTCGTGCCGTCCTACACGCCGCCCCCGCCGCCCCCGTCCTCGCTGCCGCGCGACACGGGGAACGGCTACAGCGTGCCCGCCTACGTGCCGCCGACGCCGGTCTTCACGCCGCCGACCTACACGCCGCCGCCGGCCTTCTCGTATGCCGACTATCAGCCCGGCGCGCAATTCAGCTATGGCGACTACGCGCCGACGACGGCGGCGGATCTCACGGCGGATCCGTCGTATCAGTTCCGGGTCGGGGAGGGGCTCCAGGCGCTCACGAACAGTGCCGCGGCGCGCGGCGTCCTGAACACGGGCGGCACGCTCAAGGATTTTCTGAACTACGGCCAGAACGCGGCGTCACAGGAGTTCGCGGCGACCGATGCGCGGCGCTTGCAGGACTACAGCACGAACCGCGCGAACGCCTTC